AAGATGATATGGAGGGATTAGACACTACTATCGATTGGAAAAACACAGGTGACAATAGTTATGATGGTGAAAAACTATCTTTATTAGTTCACGATGAAAGTGGTAAATGGGAAAGACCTGATAATATAAAAAACAACTGGAGAGTAACAAAAACTTGTTTACGATTAGGTAGTAGGATTATAGGTAAGTGTATGATGGGATCAACAAGTAATGCATTAGATAAAGGTGGAGATAATTTTAAAAACTTATATAATAACTCAGATGTTACAAAGAGGAATAGAAATGGACAAACTAAGTCGGGATTATATTCTTTGTTTATTCCTATGGAGTGGAATTACGAGGGATTCATTGACGAATTCGGAAGACCTGTATTCAATACTCCTAAACAACGAACATTTGATCCACATGGAGTAGAGATAGATTATGGCGTGATAGATCACTGGGATAATGAAGCTGATGGATTAAAAGATGACCAAGACGCTTTAAATGAATTTTATCGTCAGTTTCCTAGAACTGAAGAACATGCATTTAGAGATGAAACAGGAAATAGTTTATTTAACTTAGTTAAAATATATGAACAGATAGATTATAATGAGGGAAATAGAAACTCATCTGTGTTGACGCCTGGTAATTTTCAATGGACTAATGGAATTAAAGACACTCAAGTTGTTTTCAATCCAGATCCAGGAGGTAGATTTAAAGTAAGTTGGGTTCCAGGTCAAAGATTGCAAAATAACGTTATATTAAAAAACGGAGTTAAGTATCCAGGTAATGAACATATGGGAGCGTTTGGCTGTGACTCATATGATATATCAGGAACAGTAGATGGTAAGGGTTCTAAAGGAGCTTTGCATGGATTAACTAAATTTTCCATGGAAGATGCTCCAGCTAATACTTTTTTTTTAGAATACATAGCTAGACCCCAAACGGCTGATATGTTTTTCGAAGATGTTTTAATGGCGTTGATATTTTATGGTATGCCATTATTAGCAGAGAATAATAAACCTAGACTTTTATATTATCTTAGAAGAAGAGGATATAGAGGTTTTAGCATGAATAGACCAGATAAGATTTGGAACAAACTATCTGTTGCGGAGAGAGAAATTGGTGGAATACCTAACTCTAGTGAAGATATAAAACAAGCTCACGCTGCAGCAATAGAGATGTATATCAATGACCACGTTGGAATGATAGATGATGGTACTTATGGTACTATGTATTTTAATGAAACTTTAAATGATTGGTCTAAATTTGATATAAACAAAAGAACTAAACATGATGCTTCAATAAGTTCTGGTTTAGCGATAATGGCTTGTAATCGCCACTTGTATAGACCTAATCCAGAAAAAAAGAAAACCACATTAAACCTTAATATAGCAAAGTATAATAATAAAGGATTTCAATCAACAATAATAAAACAATAATATGACAGAGTCTGTTGTAAATTTTCCATCACAAGCTGTTAGCGACTTAGAAAAACTAAGTGAAGAATACGGTTTAAAAGTAGCTAAAGCCATAAGGCAAGAATGGTTTGATGGCGCCGCGTCTAAGTTTAATAGTAATTTAAATAGTTTTCATAAATTAAGATTATACGCAAGAGGAGAGCAATCTGTTCAAAAGTATAAAAATGAATTATCAATAAATGGTGATTTATCTTATCTTAATTTAGATTGGAAACCTGTTCCAATTATACCTAAGTTTGTAGATATAGTTGTAAATGGTATGGCCCAAAGAACATTTGAGGTGAATTGTTTTTCTCAAGATGAGCATGGTGTTGTAAAAAGAACAGAATACATGGAGTCTATACTTAGAGATATGAGATCTAAGGAATTTAACAATGCTGTCAAGCAAGGTTGGGGAATTGATCTTTATGAAAATGATATTAATTCACTACCTGGTTCAGAACAAGAACTACAACTCCACATGCAACTTAACTACAAGCAGTCAGTGGAACTAGCTGAAGAACAAGCTATAAATGTTTTACTGGAAAACAGTGATTATGAACTTGTTAGAAGAAGAACGTTATATGATTTAACAACGATTGGAATTGGTGCAACAAAAACAACTTTTAATTGGAGTGATGGTGCTAAAGTTGAATATGTTGATCCAGCTAATTTAGTTTATTCATACACAGAATCACCTTATTTTGATGACATATATTATGTAGGGGAAGTTAAAGATATTTCTATAAATGAATTAGTGAAAGAATTTCCTGAACTAACAGAGAGCGAAATAGAAGAGATTGTTAACACGTCTGGACAAAACACGTATAGTCACGCGAATTACTATACTAATTCAGATAAAAATAGAATTCAAGTTTTATATTTTAATTATAAAACTCACATGAATGATGTTTACAAACTTAAGAAAACTGGTAGTGGTGGTGAAAAGGTTATTGAAAAAGATGACACATTTAACCCACCTGTTCAAAATATGGATGGGGATTTTAGTAAGTTAGAGAGGGTTATTGAATGTTTATATGAAGGAGTTTATTTAGTGGGTTGTAATAAGTTGTTAAAATGGGGAATGGTTGAGAATATGATGAGATCAGATTCTGATTTTAGTAATGTTAAAATGAATTATCAAATTGTTGCTCCAAGAATGTATAATGGAAAGATAGAATCATTAGTTGGTAGAATAACTGGTTTTGCAGATATGATACAATTAACTCACTTGAAACTACAACAAGTAATGGCGCGTATGGTTCCCGATGGAGTTTATTTAGACGCTGATGGAATAGCTGAAGTTGATCTTGGAAATGGAACAAACTACAATCCACAAGAAGCTTTAAACATGTTCTTCCAGACTGGTAGTGTTATCGGTAGAAGTTTCACGTCTGAAGGAGAACCTAATCCTGGAAAAGTACCAATTCAACAAATTCAAAGTGGAGCTGGTGGAAATAAAATACAGAGTTTAATTCAAGCTTATAATTATTATCTACAGATGATAAGAGACACAACTGGATTAAATGAAGCTAGAGATGGAAGTATGCCTGACGAAAGAGCTTTGGTTGGCGTTCAAAAATTAGCCGCTGCAAATTCAAATACAGCAACTAGGCACGTATTACAGTCCATGTTATATCTAACCGCTGAAGTCGCAGAATGCTTATCTTTACGTATAGCTGATATAGTAGAATATTCTCCAACTAAAGAAGCTTTTATAAAATCTATTGGAGCTCACAACGTTGCTACTTTAAGTGAAATTAAAGATTTGTATCTTCATGATTTTGGTATATTTATAGAACTACTACCAGACGAAGAGGAAAAACAAATCCTTGAAAACAATATACAAGCCGCACTAGGACAAAAGATGATTGATCTTGATGACGCTATAGATTTAAGAGAAGTTAGAAATTTAAAACTTGCAAATCAACTTCTAAAATTAAAGAGAAAAAAGAAAATGCAAAGAGATCAACAAATGCAACAGCAAAATATTCAAGCTCAAGCTGAGGCAAACTCTCAACAACAACAAGCCGCGGCTCAAGTTGAGATTCAAAAAAATAATGCTAAAGCTCAAGCCGAAGCTCAAGTTGATCAACAAAAAAATCAATTACAGATTCAATACCTTCAATCAGAAGTTGCTGCTAAAAAAGAATTAATGCAATTTGAATTTGACTTAAATCAAAGATTAAAGGGTATGGAAATGGTAGTTAATAAGCAGAATGAAAACAAGAGAGAGGATAGAAAAGATGATAGAGTAGATAGACAAGCTGCTCATCAAAAAGAGATGATAGATCAAAGAAGTAAGAGTGATTCACTTAAAAAGTTTGAATCATCAGGTAATGATATACTTACAGGGGGAGCTAATATGAGTAAATTCTCTCGTTAATATTTAATATTTTATAAAATTTTATTATGATACAGGAAAATGAAAACATTGTTGAGGAAGTAACAAATGTTACTGAAGAATCAACAGAACAACCTATAGAGGAGGTTAGTCAAGAAATAGATGAATCTAAATTTGATAGCGCTGGAGATGATAGTGTTATTAAGATAGATTTAACTAAACCACCAATAGATCAAAGCGAAGAGGTTGAACAACAACCCGCTGAAGAAGAAAAGGTGGACGTAGTTGAGGAGCCAGAAGTTAAAGAGGAAGTAGTAGAGGAACAAACTGAGGAAGAACCATTGCTTCAAGAAGTTACAGAAGAAGAAGAAAAGGAAGTTGAAGAAACAATTGAAGAAGCTGTAGCTGAAGCTAAAGCGACTGGAGAACCACTACCTGATAATATACAAAAACTTGTAGATTTCATGGAAGAAACAGGTGGTGATTTACAAGACTACGTAAATTTAAATAGAGACGTATCTAAGATGGATGACTCTGATATATTAGACGAATACTACAGAGCAACTAAATCTCATTTAACAGCAGAAGAAAGAAACTTTTTATTAGAAGACACTTTCGGATTTGATGAGGATGAAGATGACCCAAAAGATATACGTAAAAAGAAAATAGCCCTCAAAGAGCAAGTTGCCGAGGCTAAAGCCTACTTAGACGGGCAAAAGTCTAAATACTATGAAGATATCAAAGCTGGAAGTAAGTTGACTGAAGATCAACAGAAAGCTATTGATTTCTTTGATAGACATAAGAAGGAGTCTATAGTTAAAGAAAAGTTGAATGAAACAACTAAAAAGATTTTTCTCGATAAAACTAATAATCTTTTTAATGACAAATTCAAAGGTTTTGAATATAATGTCGGAGATAAGAAGTATAGATTTAACGTGAAAGACAAAGATAAGGTTAAAGAAAATCAGAGCAGTATTACTAACTTTTTAAATAAGTTTATTGACAAAGAAACTAATACTATTAAAAATGCTAAGGATTATCACAAATCTTTATTTACAGCCGCTAATGCTGATGCTATTGCTAAACATTTTTATGAACAAGGAAAAGCTGACGCAATTAAAGGTCAAGTTGCTAAAGACAAAAATATAAACACGAACCCTCGTAAAACTCATGGAGAGGTAAACGTAGGAGGAGTTAAGTATAAAGTTCTTGGAGATTCAACTTCTGATATTAAAAATAGATCCTTTAAAGTTAAAAAAAAGAATTAATAAAAATTTAAAAAAATAAATTATGGCAATTTCAAATCCTGGTGGCAATTTGAATAGTGTACCTGCTCCACAAAAGCAAACGCTAGATTCAAATTACATCGATTTTACTGCGAGTGGCAATGGCTGGGCGCAACAATACCTGCCTGACTTAATGGAAAAAGAAGCTGAGGTGTTCGGTAATAGAACGGTCTCTGGTTTCCTATCTCAAGTTGGAGCAGAAGAAGCTATGACGGCTGATCAAGTTATATGGACTGAGCAAGGTAGATTACATATCTCAGTTAAAGGTACGTTAGATACTGATGACTCTATATTTACAGTTACTTCTGATATTGATGGTAATAATGCAGGTACTACAAATGTATTTACATTAGCGGATCATGGTGTTAGATTAAACGACATATGTCTTGTAGCTGTAGCTGGTAGAGTAATAAGAGCTCATGTGACTAAAGTAGCTAATCATTTAATAACTGTGCAACCATATAATGTTCAAGATTTTGATGATGATTCATCAATCGCTGTTGACAATACTATGGCTGCAACATTATTAGTTATAGGTTCTGAGTTTAAGAAAGGTGTAACAGGTCAAGGTTCTTATGGATCAGGTACTGGTTCTACTAGAACTGTTAAGCCAACTCACGTTTCATTTACTAACAAACCAATTATATTGAAAGACGCTTATGAGATCTCTGGATCTGACGCTTCTCAAATTGGTTGGGTTGAAGTATCTGGTGAAGATGGTCAAAATGGTTATCTTTGGTATTTAAAAGCTGAAGGTGATACAAGATCTAGATTTACTGATTACTTAGAGATGACAATGATGGAGGCTGAGAAAACAAATGCTAACTCTCATATTATTGATGCTGGTGGTACTAACGATACTGACTACGTTGGTTTAGGTACTAACTCTGGTACTGAAGGTTTATTTGCTGCTATTGAAGATAGAGGTAATGTAACTACAGGTATTACTGGTGTTAATGCTGCTACTGATTTAGCTGAGTTCGATGCTATCCTTGCTGAGTTTGATAATCAAGGTGCTATTGAAGAAAACATGATGTTTGTAAATAGAGCTGCGTCTCTAGCTGTAGATGATATGTTAGCTTCAATGAATTCTTACGGAGCTGGAGGTACTTCTTACGGAGTATTCGACAATTCAGAGGACATGGCACTTAATTTAGGTTTCTCAGGATTCAGAAGAGGTTCTTACGACTTCTACAAATCTGACTGGAAATATCTAAATGATAAAGCTACAAGAGGAAGTATTAACGAAAGAGGTACTAGTGACGCTATTAGAGGTGTCTTTGTACCAGCTGGTGTTTCATCTGTGTACGATCAAATGTTAGGTAGAAACCTTAAACGACCGTTCTTACACGTTCGTTATAGAGCTTCTGCAACTGATGATAGAAGACTAAAAACTTGGACTACTGGTTCGGTTGGTGCAGTTACATCTGATTTAGATGCAATGCAGGTTCACTATTTATCAGAAAGATGTTTGATCACACAAGGTGCAAACAACTTTATGTTAATGAAGTAGATCACTTTAATATAGGGGCAGCCAAGCGCTGCCTCTATTTTTTTAATTTATATTATATTATATTATGGCAAAGAAAAAGAAAACAACAGTTGAGGTTGAAACTCCTCAAGTAGAAGAAACGGTTGTTATGGAAAAACCGGTGGTTAAAACTCCTAAAGTGGAAACAAAACCCGAACCTAAAAAACCTAAATGGGAAATTAAAGATAGAATATACTATCTAAAAAGAACTAGAAAACCTTTAACTTATTCTATAAAATCATCTGGGATATTTTACTTTGATGAAGAAAAGGGATATGAACGGGAATTAAAGTACTGTGAAAATCAAAGAACATGCTTTGTTGATGAAATGAAGGGTGACCAAAGATTAGAACATATTATATTTAGAAATGGATATTTGCATGTTCCAAGAGAGAAAGTGGTTTTACAAAAACTTCTATCTCTATATCACCCAGAAAGAAATCAATTATTTTATGAGTATAAAGCTGAGGTTATTGCTGAAAACGAAGTTGATGTTCTTGAAAGAGAAATAGCTGCTTTAAACGCTGCTCAGAGTTTAGACATAGATATGGTTGAGGCGGTAATGAGAGTAGAGATTGGATCTAAAGTAACAGAGATGAGTTCTAAGGAATTAAAAAGAGATTTATTACTGTTTGCTAAGAAAAATCCTAAACTGTTCTTAAATTTAGTTAATGATGAAAATGTTATGCTTAGAAACTTTGGTATCAGAGCTACAGAGATGAAGATAATAAAATTATCGTCAGATCAAAGAACATTTAGTTGGGGTTCTAATGATAGAAAACTAATGACAGTTCCATTTGATGAACATCCATATTCGGCACTAGCCGCTTGGTTTAAAACTGATGAAGGTATGGAAATATATTCAAATATAGAAAAGAGACTAAACTAATAGTTTTTTTAACTAATAGAAATAGCCACCCGAAAGGAGTGGCTATTTTTATTTAAATGCTAACCTTTTCACTTATTATGTAACTATATTATAGTATAAAATATATTAAAATTATGAACAAATCGAAAGGTCTAGGAGACTCAATTGAAAAATTTACAAAACGTACTGGAATAAAATCATTCGCTCAAATAGCAACAAAAGCTGTTGGTATAAAAGATTGTGGATGTAATAAAAGAAAAAAGTGGTTAAACAAACAGTTTCCTTATAAAAAATAAATACTATGATTAATATAGACGATGTATATCAAAAAGTTTTATCTATAGCAAATAAAGAGCAAAGAGGTTATATAACTCCACAGGAATTTAATCTCATGGCGGATAAAGCTCAAATGGAAATATTTGATTTGTACTTTTATGATATGAAAAATGCTTATCAAAAACCAAAAAATGATAGTGTGTATAGTGATGAGTTAGAAATGTTATCAGAAAAACTTCAAATATTTAGAGCTCAAAGTTTAGCTAACGATATGACTGATATAGAGGTTGGTACTGGAGATACAATTCCTACTAGTGTATTTAAGTTAAGTGCATTAAGTGTACCTATGTATAGATTAGACACGTTAGTTTTTACCACTCCAGATGGTTATAAAACTGAGTTAGTTGAAATGACCAGAAAAGAGAGAACATTAGCAGAAAATAATCCACTAACAAAAGCTACATTAAGAAGACCCACTTACGTTAGAGAAGGTGGAACGACGATAAGGATTGCTCCAGTTTTAACTACTACGCAAGCAAAGTTAACCTTTCACTATTGGAGAAGACCAGCTGTCCCAAAATGGGCATATGTAGTAGTTAATCAAAAAGCACTATATAATTATGCTAATAGTATAAATTTTGAACTACATCCATCAGAAGAAGAAAAACTAGTAACTAGAATATTAGAAATGTCTGGTATAACAATAAGGGATGCTTCACTTTCACAGGCAGCAAATGCAGATAAAATAAATACTAAAACAGATCAACTAGATTAACTATGGGATTACTTGGACAAACTCAATCAGCATATTATGATTCTACAAATAGCGCTAATTATGGTGGTTATCAATTTGTAACATTAGATAATATAATAAACGCGTTTAACTTAATTTATGTAGGTGAAGATAAAATAATTACAAAAGCAAGTAGAACAGATATTCAATTTCATGCAATGAGAGCTGTCCAGGAATTATCTTATGATGTTTTTAGATCAGTAAAATCTCAAGAAATAGAAGTTCCACCTTCATTAAAAATGATATTACCTCAAGATTATGTTAACTACGTTAAGTTGGTGAAAGTCGATAGTGATGGAATAGAAAGAGTATTGTATCCAGCTAGAAAAACATCGAATCCATTTGCAATAACACAGGATGGAGATGGAGTATATCAATTTACGGACACGGATGATGATGGACTTAATGACTCACTGTTAGAGCAAGATCCAAGTGACACGTGGTCTAAATATCAAGATCAGTCTGAACCAGATCCATATACTGAGGATTCAACAGACTTAGAGGTAGATAGTAGGGGTAGAAGATATGGATTAGATCCTCAATTCGCTCAGTTCAATGGCACATTTTTTATAGATTACCAAAGAGGATATATTCACTTTGGCTCAACTTTAGCTGGTGAAACTATTATACTTAAATACATAAGTGATGGTTTAGGAACTGACGATGAAATGGTTGTTCACAAGTTCTGCGAAGAAGCTGTATACAAATGGATAGCATATGGAATAATATCAACGAGGGCTAATATGCCACCTCCAATTGTTGCTAGATTTAAAAGAGAAAAGTTTGCTGAAACTAGAAAAGCAAAAATTAGATTATCTAATATTAAGATGGAAGAATTCACTCAAGTATTAAAAGGGTTGAGTAAGCCAATAAAATAAAATTATGCCAGAAATTAAACACACTTTTACCGGTGGAAGAATGAACAAAGATCTTGATGAAAGACTTGTTAAAAACGGTGAATATAGACATGCTTCAAATATACAAGTAGTTACAACAGATGGCGTTGATGGCCAAGGTGAATCTGGTGTTGTTCAAAATGTTTTAGGTAATAGAAACGTTGGAGCGACATATCACGACTCTTGGATGAATGGAAACATTGTTGGTGCTTATAATTCTTCGGTTGATGGATCATTAAAACCCAAGTGTGTAGCTAGCGTTGCAGATGAAAAAAATGATGTAGCATATTTCTTTTTTGCTTCATCTTTGTCCGCTCCAGTGTGGAACGATGGATCAGAGGGTAGAAGAATTTATTCAGATATTATAATTGAACAAAGTATAAACGGGACAACAATACCAGTATTGGTAGATAGGTTTGCTGTAGTGGATAGATTTAGTGGTGTATTAGGTAGCGGTTACTCTGCGGATACATTTAGTAGTGTTTCCGGTTGGTCTCAATTTACTGTCTCTAATGGATCTAATTATAGAGTAGGAATGACTATTAGAGTTGTAGATTCTTTCGGACAAAATATTTTACCAGAAGCTGAAGAGATTTTAAAAATAAAAGCTATTGATGGTAATGAAATATTATTATATCAAAAATGTTACTCTGATTTAATAGCTTTAGGTGGGGTGTGGTTTATTTTTGAAGCAGAAAGAGTTTTAAACTTTAACCCAGGTGAATTATTAACAGATGGATTAGATAGTTCAGGTTTGTTAATTGATCAACATTATATTACAGGTGTTAATATTATTGACAACTTATTGTTTTGGACAGATGGTAGTACTGAACCTAAAAAAATAAATATAGATAGATGTAAAGCTGGTACTAACATAGATGGGGTTATTAATGATTTAACAAATCCAAAACACACCAAGTTGTACGTTGAGCACCCTGTCGATGGAGGTTGGGTTGATATAGCGGAAATAGATTATGAACTAGATACTAGTAGTTTAGTTGTTGATCTTCTTGGTCAAGATATCGAATTAGGGTCTGGTATTAATAGTGATATAAAACAAGAGCATGTAACTGTTTTAAGGAAAGCACCGAGAACACCACCCACGTTAACCATGACAAATGAGGAAAGACCTGGAACTCAAGTGGAGGTTTCGTTAGATCAGGGATTTGGAATTGTTGGTGATATATTTGAATCAGATATGAGTCCTGGAGACTCTTATTCATTAACTGAAGATCAATTTACGTTAACAAACTACGTTAAAAATGATGTGTTGATACTAGAGCAGACAGACCCTTCTGGCAATATCATAACTAGTGGGTTAAGAATTAGAGCAAAGTTCGTTAGTTATGAAATAAACGAAGGTGGTATTGGTGGTGTAGAAGAGGTTTTATATGCTACAGACACAATTAAAATAGTTATACTAACACCAGCAGCGGCAACAATAGCTCACATTCACTGGAGTATAAAATTAGAAGATCCAAGAAAACCGTTGTTTGAATTAAAATTAGCAAGATTCGGTTATAGATATAAATATACTGACGGTGAATACTCTTCATTCTCCCCTTGGTCTGAAGTTGCTTTTTTACCATCAACATTTGAATACACGTCATCTAATGGACACAACTTAGGTATGGTAAATACACTAAGAGAACTAAAGATTAAGGATTTTATACCGTATAAAAAACCATTAGATATTGTAGCTATAGATATACTTTACAAAACGACAGATTCTCCAAACGTTTATGTGGTAGACACTATTGAAAGAGAAAGAGATCAAGAGTGGGAAAATTTTACTCCAGATGGAGAAAGTAGTACGCTAGATATAAAGACTGGATCATTATCTATAACATCAGAAATGATTCATAGAGTTCTACCTGAGAACCAAATATTAAGAGGATGGGACAATGTACCTAGATATGCTTTAGCTCAAGAGGTGGTTGGAAATAGATTATTGTACGGTAACTATACTCAAGGTTATGATATTAAAGATACTGTAAATCTAACCAAAGAACTTGTTAGTGAAGAAATAAGTCCCCAATTACATCCAGTGAAATCTATTAAATCAATAAGGGATTATAAAATAGGGATGGTTTTTGGAGATAGGTATGGTAGAGAAACACCAGTTATATCATCTGGTTATACTATAGTTGATAATATAACTGAAGATGGTTATACATCTTTAACTGGAGATATATCTGTTCCCAAAAGTTTTTCTGCCTCAAAAAATAGTTTTTTAGTTTCTCAAGTTTGGGGAGATGATGTTACCACCACGATACCACCAACAATAAGTAATGGTGGGTGGATTGATTATGTTAAGTATTATATAAAAGAACCTACTAATGAATACTACAATCTTATAATGGATAGATGGTATTTATCTGGAGATGGAATTAATGACGCTTCAAGTAGTATATGGTTATCTTTCAATTCAGCCGATAGAAATAAAATAGATGAAGATACTCATTTAATTTTAAAAAATAAAAATGGAAGTAATGTTCCAGTTTTTGAAAAAGCTAGATACAAAATATTAGCTATAGAAAACGAAGCACCCGAGTTTATAAAAACAAACTTTGTTGATATAGGTATAGTTAATAGCTTGACACCAACAAATACTGGAGATGGTGGTGCTGGTGATTACATTGGTACAGTGTGGGACGATTTTACTGATACCGTGGCAGCTAGTAGTCCCGTTTATCTTTGGGAAAATAAAAAACTTAGTTTAGCTGCTAGTATATGGAATTCCAATGGTATAGGTAATATTACTAGTTTAAACTTCCCGCTTGGTGATAACGTTTTTGGTAGAGAAATAAAAGGTAAAATACAAATAAGAATAATTGGAGCTTGCGTTGATAGTGCTGGAGATGATTTAGCGCAAGTAGAAAGCGAATGGAGAACCTTAAATCATTATACGGCTGGCGAAAATGAACAAGGTAATGTCGTGGTAAATCTCCATTGGGATAAACTATGGAATCAAGCTGATGTAGACATGTTTAGTAGATTCGCTGCTTTAGCGGCTGGAGGTAATAGTAGTTTTGACACTTCAGGAACTAATGTTCTAGAATATAGAATGGAATTTAGAGAGGCTGTTGCAGAAAATAAACCCGAGTTTGATGGTAAGTTCTTTGTCAAGATACATAGAGATTTAGTTACCGATCAAAACATGGGTGCTATGGGTGGCAACATGAACTTTATACCTATAAATACATATCAACTAGGTTACATAGAATCAAGGTACCAAAATCAACATCAAATGTCGTCGATACAAGCTAATCCGTTAACTGGTACCACGGTTGATGATACAGCTGATTTTGAAAATTCTGGAGAAACTTGGTTTAATGGTTATTTTCAAGAATACTCCACTGATCCGTGGACGGGCGTACCTAACTGGCCTGTTGGTGGTGGTTCTTTTGATAATGCATCTAAATTTACTGAAGCTGATGGTGCAAAACTTGCGGATACAACTGGTTCATCAAATGACTCAACCGATGAATATTATTTATTGCCACATCTTCAGTTTCTTCAAGATGTTGAAGATGGTGATATGGGTGGTATAATACAGGGAGTTTTAGATCAAGATATGAGTCCATTTGGTTCTGGTTCACCAAATTACAATCAGATGACCAAAAATTTTTGGATGGAATGGTGGTCGAATAAAGGATCTAGAGTTTTTATAGATGCAGTAAATATGGCTAAAATGCACATAGGTCCTGGTCCAGATAGAGGTGTTTTAGGTGTGACTACTGGTAATGATGAAGGTGAATTACCAGCAATGGGAGGCCCTCTTGGTAATTGGTATTTTTGGAACGCTGAAAACGGTCACTACATGAAACCACTAAGCGTTTTAACACAGGGTGAGGGTTTCGTTGCTGGTTCACAAGGTACATCAGATGGAACAGCTGGATCTATATGTTTATCATACGTGGGACATAGAGACACCCCAGAACCAGAGTTGTTTACTTTTATGAAAAATAAAGGTACAATATTTCAATTTATAAACCACCCAGATCCAGGTGTTTATTTTCAAGTTGTAGGAGTTTTATACGAATCACAAGGTGATTCTCAACGAAACTGGAGAGGTTATCAAGAGATAGTGTTTGGTAGTGATTTAACTATAACAAGTTCAGAGATGGTTATACCAGACATGGATGATGATGGTAATTTAGATCCACTTGCTAGTTATGAGGAATTTGATTTTCTTGGTAATCCACTTCCAAACTTTAGATGGACTGCTTATGTTGAGTTTAGACAAGTACAGTTAGATGGAACATTAACATCCTCTGGTTTGGATTTAGCTGAATTTGATCCTAGAGCTTACATGCACCACGATGGTAGAGATTATATTAGCATTAGAATACTAACAGCTCAATCAGATAACTTAGATGGTATATCTAGCAATAGCGACAAAGGAGCTTGCTTTGAAACAGAACCAAGAGACGAAGTTGATTTAGATTTATATTATGAAGCTTCACATGCTATACCAATGGTTTTAAATGAAGATAATGCTTTTGATTTTGCTCCAATAAACTCTAAGGTTACTGGAAGTAGATCTAGCAATTCTGGTAATACAAATTTAATTGTTGCTGACAAACAAAGATTTGATCCTATTGTTAACAATATACACTTTACACATCCGTATACTGAACATGCTATAATATCCATATTGTCAACTAATAGACAAATGATACCAACAGATAGCGGACTTGTAGAAGCGGATGGATATGGAGAACAATTCCAACACAGAAGAACATTCACTATTGGTGACAAATTGCACTTTGAACACTCTAATGGTTTAATTACAACTGGAGTTATTGAAGAGATGTATAAACCAGTATCACCAACCGATAATACTTTTACACATAAAATAGAAGATGGAACTATAGATATTTATGGGTTTAGCGCTAATGATTATCAGTATGGTGTTGTTAGTGGACCAAAAGCATTTGAACCAGCTGGTACTAAAACAATTGAAGATGTTACGGGTGTTATTGATAATGACGGTAACGTAAGTTTTTCAATACCAGGAAGTAGTGTTGATCAACCAGTTAATGGTGATATGTTAATAGGAATGACTATTATTATAAATGAGTTTGATTCAACATTTACCACTATCACCGACTTTGGAACTGGAAATGATGAACAGAATCCTGGAATGGAGGTTTTTAACGTTGATAATGATGGTTCTAATATTACTTTTAATATAAGAAATCAAGGAGAGGGGAGTAATAGTTTAGCAGAGTATTTATCCAATAATGCTTATGGTATACTAACCATAGATGACGATACTGGACTTTCTACGTATGAAGAGGATGACGCACAATTGATAATAAATCCTGTTATAATGGTGTTTCAAAAGAATTATGGTTATTACGGTATAAACATAAATGTATGGAAACAACCAGTTAAGCTCGCTTGGCACAATTGCTATACCTTTGGAAATGGAGTTGAGTCAGACAGAATAAGAGATGATTTCAATGCACCGCAACTAGACAATGGTGTTAAGGTTTCCACAACATTAGCTGAATATGGACAGGAAAATATATCTAGTGGAATGATATATTCTGGTTTATATAATTCTACATCTCAAGTTAATAATCTCAATGAGTTTAATATGGGTGAGAAAATAACTAAAGAGTTAAACCCTTCGTATGGATCTATACAAAGATTAAAAACTAGAGATACAGATGTTGTTGTTTTTGCTGAAGATAAGGTTTTAAAGGTTTTAGCTAATAAAGATGCATTATTCAATGCTGATGGAAATCAACAATTGACAGCGACAGATAGGGTTCTTGGAACAGCAATGCCATTTGCTGGAGATTATGGAATATCACAAAATCCAGAATCATTAGCTTGGGATCAATATAGATTATACTTCACAGATAGACAAAGAAGTTCTGTTTTAAGATTGTCTGGAGATGGATTAACGCCAATATCAGGTGTTGGCATGAGTACTTGGTTTAGAGATCAATTAGGAAAAACAAACTTTCTACTAGGGACATTTGATACTGTTAATAGTGAGTATAATTTGACTCTAAAAAATCCTAGTAATATTAGTACGAAACAAACAACAATATCTTTTAATGAGTCGACTAAAGGATGGGTTAGTTTTAAAGACTTTCATCCAAGTTCTGGTGTTTCATTTAGTGGATCTTATTTTACTACGAAAGAACATAAAATGTGGGAACACCACGTTAATACAAATATTGGAGGTGGTATTATTCCTAGAAACTCTTTTTACGGAACAACACACCCATCTATAGTGGAGGTAGTATTTAATGATTCACCGAGCACAGTGAAAGAGTTTAAAACAGTTAATTACGAGGGTTCTCAGGCTAAAATAAATCAATTCACATCACTAGATAGTACACCAGAGAGTTATTATACTGGTGAAATAGTGTATAGTGATGACGAGACACAAGTAGACGCTGATGGGAATGCACTTCCTATTGCTGCTGTTACTGCTAATTGGGTTAGTTCTAGCTCAGGTATGGGTGATGGAGAATATTACAATCTAGTTCCTAAAAGTGGTTGGTATGTATCTCATATGTCGACTGATTTAGAGAACGGACAAGTTCCTGAATTCATAAATAAAGAAGGCAAATGGTTTAATAAAATATATGGACTCGATCCTGGAGCTGAAATAATAAACACTGAACAATTTAATTTGCAAGGTGTGGGAATGACTAGTAATGTTGTTCATTCAACCACATATACTGAACCACCAGATGGTGAATGCTACAATGATAGTGGTGATGTTGTTGATTGTGATAGTCCTGATTGTGTTGGAGATGGATGTAGTGACGGTGATGATACAGTCGCTGTAGTGGGTTGTATGAATGAGTTAGCTAGCAATTATGCTGGACCTGGAAACACGTTGGGAGAGGGTGGAACAGAGTTATTACCTGTTGCAACAATTGATGACGGTTCGTGTATATTTGATGTTTATGGATGTATGGATAGTACTGCTATAAATTACAATTCAACAGCAACTATAGATAATGGAACATGTTATTATGTTGTGGGTTGTCAAGATCCAACTGCGCTTAATTTTGATCCACTAGTAGATATGTCAGGTTATATTACATTTGTAGAAAACTTAGACGGCGTTATAGTGCCCAACTACAACTTATGCTCGGAAAATACTCCTAATTGTGGATGTACATATGGTGATGTTGATAATAGTTGTCCAGATGGACAAATATGGAATCCATTTATAGTTCCTCCAGGATGTGTTGATGATGGAAGTGCGGAAGACGAATGCGTTTGTTATGATGAAGATGGTAATGATCTTGGAACTACATCTGTTGATTGTTGTGGAGGTGGTGATGAAGTTAGTGAGTTGGATTGTGATCCAGGCTACATAATTCAGGATGAGGAGTGTGTTCTAGAGGTTTGTGCATGTACAGTAATTGGTAGTACGAATTACCAAGGAGCGAATCTCAATGGATATTATCCATTAAACGCAGATGACAACGGCAATCCATTTCAAACTGATTTTGAGTTGGTTGACGATGGAGATGGTGGTTGGACTTTTGGAGATTGGCCTATAGCTAACGCGTCGTGTGATGATACATGTGTTGCATTTATAACACCGATTCTTGGTTGTACAGATATAACTGCATGTAATTATGATTGGACAGCTGATGAAAATGATGGAAGTTGTGAATACGCATCTTGTGGACCTGGCTGTACAGATTCTACTATGGCTAATTACTGTTCATCTTGTGAAACGTGCGAGGATATGAATGGTGTACTTAATGGAACAGCTTGGGTTGGGGCAGCAGAAGATCCAGATATGTTAACAGTTTGCTGTATACCTGAAGGAACTATCATATCCGGTTGCACTGATCCTACTGCTTGTAATTATAATGAGAATGCGAACTCTGATGATGGTAGTTGTGAATATGTGACTTGTGCTGGATGCACTGATTCCACGTCGTGTGATTATGATTCAACTGCTAGTATAGATGATGGTACTTGTTTTGATTATGTGAGTTGCTATGGATGCACAGATCCAAGCGCGATCAATTATGATGCAACTGCAACGTTTGATGATGGCTCGTGTATTGCTGCTGTATTGGGTTGTACAGATTCAACAGCGTTCAACTATGATCCGGACGCAAACACGAATGATGGTAGTTGTCAAGATGTTGTTTATGGTTGTATGGATGAAGAGGCATTTAATTATGATATATTTGCTAATACAGATGATGGTTCATGTGTTCCTATTGTTTACGGTTGTATTGATATAACTATGTCAAACTATAATCCAAATGCTAATACTAGTAATAGTGACTGTATACCGTGGACGATTGGTTGTATGGATCCATCTTCACTAAATTACAACCCAGATGCAAACACCAATGTTGTTATGGTTTTAAGTGATGATTGCACAGCAGATGTTTACAACAACAATCCAGATGATTGTTGGATTCAGGGTGGCTTTGATACTACAAGTAACTGCGCATTTGATTACTCCACTGGTGCTGCACTTGATATTGATGTAACCATACCTTGTGGTGAATGTGTATACTCAGAAGATACTATAACGCTTCAAGTTCAAAATTATCCAGATGATTCAGAAGCTGAAATAAGTGATGAATTTAACGATTGGTTGTTAAACGAGGATATTAGTGATTACGGTGGATAACATTAAACTTTAAAGATATGCCATTGAATAATGTAAAAGTAACAAATTTTAAAGCGGGTTGGAACGGTGATTTATCTGATACGGATTTCACATCTATGAACAACAAGCACCCTGATTACGCAACTACCTACTTTTCCACCTATCATGATACCAACGAACTACCAAGATCAATAGCTATAAAAATAGAACCTGATCAAAGTGGAACAGAAGATGGTGTAAATGGCTATTGGGGGATATCATCTAAAGATATTACTATAAGTGGCATGCAAGGAGATGAAAGTGGAAATTGGCATGGATATGGTACATATGGAGCATGGCCCTCAGTTTCTACATATGGCCCTCACTTTGCAGAAGAAAGCGACAATCACTTTGAGTATGATCCTATAGGTAGACCACCAGGTGATTCACCTTCTGTTCAAGATTATATGGACTCTTCTAATCCTGATGGTGGTATGGATGGATATACCTCAGGTAGCGGAAGACTTATAGGTTGGCATTTTTGGCAAGATGTTTTTTCAGAAGCTGGTAATATGACAATTTGTGGGTTTGCTTTAACTACAGGTGACGACGGCTGTATAACTATAACTTATCACCCAACAGGAGAAGGTTATAATAATCAATTTAACTGGGATAATCCACTTTCTTATTACAAAAAATGGGATGAAGCTTATATAGGTACCCTTCCAAATCATGTGGGTGATGACGATGCTGGTGACCTGTGGAATAATGAGATTGACCGCGTTTATGCTATAAATTCAAAGCCATTAATATATGCACCAGAAGAATGTACTGATTGTCCTGAAATGATACCTCAGCCAGGTAACGTAGTTTGGATAATAGCTAAATTTAATTGGAATTCCTCGAATTACGATTTCGTGGTGGGTTCACTTATATTGCAAGATATTATAGATAATCCAACTATTAATATTGACTTAGATGGTTCACCTACATTTTATCCCGTTGATCAAGTTCCTCAAGGTATGCCAGTTTTTGGTCATGGAAATAATGGTGTTGATAGAAATGTTACTACAAATAGAAGCAAACAGGTTAACTCAAGATCTAATATAAAGTTAGAATTTAGTAACTCAAAGAATACTAACTTTTCTAATAACAAGTTAAATGATAAAGGTGGTTTTGATCTAGGTGCTTCTAGTATAAATCCTTAATATTAGAAATATGCCACTAACAAATATTAAGGTAACTAATTTTAAACTAGAGGGTGTAACCGAGGATATGGGTACGTTTGGAGAACCAACTTCTAGTTCGTGGAGTGCTTCTTATCCAGATACAAACACGCTGCCTAGAGCATGTATGATAAAACTCGAAGTTGATCCCGATGCTCCACCACCAGATGGTGAGACAGTTGGTTATTGGGCTATTGGTACGAGAGATATTACTATTAGTGGATGTGAGGGATTTGATTATGGTTCATGGTTGACTTATAACGAAGTTACTTATGACGAGCCCGTATTATATGCTCCATATTCTAACCCAATTAGAATCACGGAATTTAATCCAGCTGGCTTACCGTATGGAACTGGTAATAACGAGGCAACTCTTGATATTGAAAGAAGAATTGGTTATCATTTTTGGCAAAACGCACTTGGATCTTGGCCTAATGGAGACGGGTACATTCCAAGTGTTAGTGATGAACAAACCTACTATAGACAATGGGTTGATTATCAAGTAGAAAACTCAGTATATGATGGTTGTGATAGTGATTGTGCTGATCTTTGGCATGATCAAGTTCAAAAAGTGGTTGCTGTAAACTCAATGCCTCTTGATAGTAACTTTGTTGGCCAACAAGGTAACGTAATATATGTGATTGTAGTAATTCATCCAGACGTGCTTGGTATCGGTGCTGGTTTGTATGGAGAGGATTTAGAAACTAACGTCATAAACTGGGCTACGATGAACATTGATTTAGATGGTGGACCAGTTTGGGCTAATCAAGAACATAGTAGCATGCCTGTTTTTGGTCAAGCTAATAACGGGCAAAATAATAGAATAACAAGAAATAATAATATTAATACTCCAATAGAGAGTAATAGTGATATTGAAATTAATATAGGTGGTAATATTAAAAAAACCACAAGAGAATTAAAAAATGAAAGCAACTATGACGTTGGAGCGTCTATTAATAATCCATAATAAATTATGCCACTAGTTAATGTAACAGTAAAAAACTTTAAGCAAAATATAGGTCCTGATATACCATCAATGATGAATCCTAATTCAGTGGCATATGGAATTCCGGATTATCCACTTCCAGATGGATGGGGTCAATATCCTGGGCAAGGTATAAGTAACCAGTTAGACTCCGGTTCCAACCTCGATGATAACTACGGTTTGGACACTAATGACTTTGCTTTTAGTTTTTTAATCACTATGCAGGCAGATCCCGAAGTGTTTGTTAATAATATGGGAATGTTAGGGTATTGGAGTTTTGGTACTAAACAATTAAAAATATTCAATCATCCTGGTGTAGAAAGATCAGATTGGATTGATTATGGTGATGGTTATAATAGAACTATAACTTCTTCTGGTGCTGTGCAGCAACTTTACGCGAGCGAATACGATCCATGTGGATTATCATTTCCACTCACCGACGCAGACTGTCCTAATGAAAATGATGGAACACCTGGGTGTGAAGATGAACGTAGAATTGGATTTCACTACTGGAGGTCGGTTTTAGGTAAAGTTGAGGAAGATGGATATATTCCAGATGAGGGAAATGAAGGTACATGGTTTAAAACTTGGAGATTTGATGAGATGAATCCTGATTCTGATGGAGGTTGCAGTGAATGCCCTGGAGGTGGTGGTCTCGATTTGATTAAAACATGCAAGGTTGATATTAATCTTCCTTCTTCAGTTGAAAACGCTGGGTACTGCACGGGTGAGGGTACTTTCAGCCAAGAAGATATGAGTATTCCTTATCACAATCTTGTAATAAGGGGTGTTGTGGCTATAAATTCAAAACCATTAGTTTGGAGTAGTTTGCAGGATGATTGGGTGGCTCAAAACGGTAATGTTGTTCACATTATTGTTAATGGTCTTAGAGGAGCAGATTTTTTCGTTTTAGGAAGTTTTGTAAATGGATTTGATGAGGGTTGGGATAGTGGTGCTGTAATTGCTGATGTTGATTTTAATGGCGAACCGATATTTGTTAGAAGCGATTCAGAGGGCGAAATAGTTGGTATGCCCGTTTTTAATAACGGTAATCATAGCGGTGAACATAATAGAACTTCAGTATTTAATAATAAACCAGAAAGTGTATCAACAAGTAGCAATATAACTCTAAATCTAAGTAACGAAATAGGAACTACAAAAGAAAGTTTAAGTGCAGATCCACTGGATAAAATAATTAAAAATAATTCTAGTAATTTCGATATTGGCGTTTCTGGAATAGAACCATAAATAAATAAATATTATGAGTACATATTATAAAGATGGAGCATCTATAACACTTACAACTAAAGGTAGTTGGACTAGTGAAGATAAAAACTTAACCGCCGATGAACTTAGCAGTGGGTTTGATGACACTTTAGATAGGGTTATCATGTCGGGTTCTTCTTTAGTTAATCGATCTAGAGCTGTAGCAACATTAAAGATAGATGCTGATACCGACAAGTATTTTTCCACACCACCTTACTTAGAGACTAAGTTTGGAAATAAAATAAAATTAAGAAGAAGAAGTATTCAGAGAACTAATAATCTACCTACGTCATACACTTATGATTTAATATTAAGTAATACAGTTAAATCAGCACTTGCTAGTGATTTAAACGCTAAAGTAATTTATAGAACTAGTAATATAGCAACAAGAGAGGTTAGTATTGATAGAATTAGTTTTGGTAGTTCAATAGTTGATAACCAAGGGGAAACAAAAGATATAAAAATATATGGAACAAAAGACGCTGTTTTTGGTATAGCTATTAATGAAAATACTGAAGAGATAATTGAATACACAACTGTTGATGGTAGTAGCGTTAAAGATTCTCATGTTGATAAGGTTAATGATACATCTATATTAACAGCCACAACAGATGTGTTTAAAAGATTGATTAGAAAAACAACAGAGCATAATTATGGTAAAGAAATACCAGTAATAACGGGTGTTATAGGTTCGACAGGTGTTTCATCTTTTAAACAAAAATTTCCAAGTTTAGTTTCAAATAAAACTACAGCTAGAGGTGGAGGTA